CAAAAGAGAAGTACAAAAAGAGAATGAATTCGACCGCATGGGTCGCTCCATATTTGAAGGGTTCCCTAATTGGAGATAAGTTACTATGTTTAATATAAATGCAGCAGCAAGGTTGAAAGCTACTGAGTTAAAGCGGTCTCTTCTAAGATGAAGCCTGAGATGGACAAAGCTATGTCTGAATTTGTTCATACCTTCGGCAGTAATTATAGGACAGAGCAGGACGCTCGATTCGAAGAAGTATACTGGACACTTGGCAAAGGCGCAGACTATGTCGAGATAACCGTGAAGTATGACGAAGCAGAAGAAGGTTTACGCTATGAGATTAATAGTGAGATTCTCAGTCACGAGTCCAAAACATTTCATACTTCTAAAGAAATGATTAGAGATTTAAAGTCTTATGTACGCCAAGAAGCTGCCGGACAGTATTTGACTCCGAACGAAAAAATATTTGTGTCCAAGATCAAATCAATGTAATACTCAATGCCTCTAGTGCCTAACAAGCCTAGAGGCTTTCTTTTACCTGTAGAACGGATCTGAGCGTGCAATGCGCTCGTCTTAGTCGATCCACATCTCCTTAGCTCTACGCAACCCCGAATTTAATTTCGAGCAAAGATTGAAAGGTGGCGCCACCACTCCATCTTTAGCTTTTACACTTACAAGGAGCGCTATATGGCAATCGGTACTGCGGCAAAACGCAAGCGTATCTTGGCTGCGGAAGCTAAAGATTTTCCGCAAGCGACTACGCACTTTCCTAATGAGACTACCAAGCCCGGTGAAGAATCTGGCTTTGAAGTCCGTAATCAACAAGAGTGGAACGATATTCTTATCGATCCGGATGAAGATGGTGGTGACACCCACTTCACCAACGAGCAAGAGTACAACGACAAGACTAATGGTCGGGTTCGTACGGAAGCTCGTGTGAAGACCAAGGCCACTACTAGGGATTCCAAGAAGATTGAAGCTCTATTGGCTCGGGCAATGGGTAAGAAGACCACGGCTGCGGAAGTCGACACAGAAAATGACGAAGCCTCTGGGTATACGAAGGCCGAAGTTCCGGGCCCGGGTGAGGACAAAAACGCTACGTTCCCTGCCGGGGGTGAAAACTCAGGTACGAATGTTAAGGCTAAAAAGAAAGTCAAAGCTAACGAAGATGAGTTCGACGAAAATGGTACTCGCGTCGTTGCCGAAGAAGGGCCTCAGGCTGACACTCATTTCCCCAATGGTGAAGAATCTGAACCTGCTGATGGTTATCTGATGGTTGGTGACGTAGAGGACCTCGAAGAAGAGGAAGCAGATGACGAATTCCCAGAGGATGAAGACGAAGTAGACGCAGACGCTCTGGAATTCGGCGAAGCTCCTCAACAATCTCTGCTTGACGCTACGGATGAGCACGAAGTTGATGCTGAGTTCGAAGAATTCGAGGGTGAACCCCACGAAGAAGGCGAGCCTGATGCAGTAGAGGACGACGCCATTGAAGATGAAGCCGACGAAGAGGGTTTTGTTTTAGGCGCGGCTGATGAACAAGATTTGGCAGATGTTGACGGCTTAGACGATGAAGGCGACGACGTTATGTTCGCTTCAGCTGGCATGCAGTTGTATGCCATTAAGGCTCACCGCATTGTTGCACGCATGAGCAAGAAAGTGGCAGTCAAAGCTGGTGTTCAAGATATTTACCTCAGCGAGCAATTCGAATTGGCTACCGCGGCTGAAATGGCAAAGCATGGTCTTCGCGCCGGTCTGAAGAAGCAAGGTTTTGCTATGGCTAAGGTTAATGTGGCCAAGAATGAAGTATTGAATAAGAGGGTAGAGTCAAAGGTTAAACAAGTTACCGCTGCAATTCGGCGTAACCAGCTTAATTCGAATGAAGCCCTTGGTCAGTGCTTGGCAATCGCGGCAGTCGGTATCAATCGTCAGTATTTCAAGGATGCCCGTAATGAATTGCGCGCGGCTCTGGAAGACGAATTGACGGCTGCTGGTGTGCGTGGGGCGTCGCGTCTGGTCCGACGGGTGTTTGCTTCGAAGGGTATTGACTATGCTAAATCTATTCTGACGTTAGCAAATAAACTGGTCAATATGCCCGAAGAAACTCGTAATGCATTTGCTGCTGCTTTGGATATGACTTCAGATGGTGAAGTCGAGGATGACGTGGACGAAGGCGATGATATGTACGGTCAGGAGTCGTCTCCCGATTTCCAAGAAGAGGCAGGCTTTGACGAAGGCGATGAGGATTTTGTCGATCACTTCGAAGAGGAAGACGAAGCACCGGAAACAGTTCACGCCGCATTGCTGCGTCCTGCGACCAAAATCAAGGCTTCTGCTAAGGGTTCGTATTCGGTAACGGCGCAAGCAGTTCTTGATGGTACGCTCCGTTTCTAAGAAATTCATAATTTGATTATAAGCGGGTGACGATGCACGTTAATAGCTAAGTCACTCGCTAGGCAATATCCAAGAATACATAGGAGAAATACATGATCTCTCGTCCGCTTACTCGTGTCGTTAACTCGATCGAGATGAATGTTCTGAGCACGCCCCAAGTGCCGTATCCTTCGTTTGCAGAAGGTATGGCTCTGGTTCGTACTAATGGTCAACAACCTGCTGGTGTTAGCCCTTCGACGGGTTTGGCTACAGACATTTTTGTTGGTTTCGCTTTTGCAGGTACGTCGGCTTATCCTTTCACGGAAAACTATTTCAACAAGGTTGAAACGTTTATCGTCCAAGGTGGCCAGGTCAGCCTGTCATTTGTCCCCGTTGGTGCTGGCACTGCTAAAGCCCAAGTCGAAATTTTTGACCAAACGACTCAAACGCAAGTCACGACGTTCACGACCACTGCAGGTTCGACAGTTGTTTCGGGCCTGACAACCGGTGACACGGTTGTTGTTACCTATAAGTTTGCTACGTCGGTCATTCAAGAAGTTGCAATCGTTGGTAACGTTCAACCCGGTGGCTATAGCGGCGCGCTGGTTGGTCAAATTGGGGTGATTACGCGTGGGGTCGTTTACACGACGGAATTCGATGCATCAGTTAATTGGAGCACGGTTACCACTAACATCCCTGGCAAGGCTTTGGTCGCTACAGATATCGTGCTTGGCGCGAATGGTCAACTGACGACGTTTGCTAATTCGGCTACTGGCAATGCTTTCCCTGGCTTTGTCGTTCACGCTCCGGACACGCTGTATCCGTTCCTCGGTGTTGAATTCTCGGCCGCCGCCTAATAGGTAATACAGAATAAGTTATAGGAGTTAAATGACATGGTCCGTCAAAAAGTTAAGATTCGCGCTTCCAAGAAGCCTATGGTTGCTGCGACTGAATACCGTGCCAGCGATTCGAATGAGCGCATGGTTGGTGCTAATGGTGAACTGAATGCTTCGTCAAAGAAGGATCTGTTCAGCCGTCAAGCTGCTTTCATCGCTGCTGCTTCGCAAGGCAAGGTTGTTGCTAATGAGGTGTTTGCTTCGGCAGAGAAGTTCCAAGAAGTTCGTAAGGAACTGGTTCAAGCTGCGTTCAACGACAATGAAGCCTATCGTGTCCTCGGCGAGCGCATGGCTGATTCGCTGTATCAAACGTGTAACCGTCAAGGCTTTGCCCGTAAGTATCTGACGAAGATCACGGTTGAGCAAGGCTCGATCCCTCGTTTCCCGGTTCGCCTGAAGAACGTTACGGCTTCGTATTCGACGAGCCCGACACAGATTCAGTCGCAAATCACGCTTGATAAATGGTTGATGCCCCCTGAGCTGCAAATCGTTGCTCGCCCCTATATTCCCCTTAATGATCTGAACCAGTCCGCTGGTGATGTTCTGCAAGAGAAGTATATCGAAGCAACAGAAGCAATCATGGTCACGGAAGACCGTCTGTGGTATAACCTGGTCAACGCTCAAGTTGGTCTGGACAATCCGCTGCAGATCGTTTCTGGCCAGCTTACGCCGTATACCTTCATGCAACTCCAAACTTCGCTTACGCGTTGGGGCCTGAAGGCACCTCATGTTCTGATCGCAACAGATATTTACCAGGACATCATCGGTAATACTGAGTTCTACACAGCAATCGATCCTGTTGCCCGTCACGAACTTCTGTTGACTGGTGAACTAGGTGTTATGTATGGTTGCACGATCACATCGGATGCTTATCGCTTCCCTGAGCACAAGGTTCTGAATCAAGGCGAACTGTTCGTCATCTCCGATGCTCTGAACCATGGTGCCTATTCAGATCGTGGTGGTCTGCAATCGCAACCCATCGATATCGCAATTGAGCGTGTACCTGGTCGTGGTTGGGTTCTGTATGAATCGCTCGCAATGGCAGTAGCGAACAGTACCTCAGTCTCGAAAGGCGTTCGAGTTTAATGTGGACAGGGTGAGGCTTAGGTCTCACCCAATAGAAATCAAAGGAGAAACATATGCAACGTTATAATCGTAGCCTTGATTTCATGCTGTCCGCAGCAGTGAAACTCCATCAAGGCAAGCCGGTTCTGGCAGCCAAACTGCTGACTAAAGCTACTAAAGAACCTTCGTTTGCTCACGCAGTGCGTATCCTCGAAGCCTCATTGCAGCAGGGCTTCCAGGCACAAGCAAAAGTCATCGAAGCCCGTCTGAAGGTCAAGGCGGCGGAAGAGGCGGAAGATGCAGACCTCGAAGGCTTGGTTGGTGACCTCGACGATCTTGGGGAAGAGGAGTCGCATGGCGGTGAAGCGGAAGGCGAGCCCGAAGAAGTAGAAGATGAGGCTATCGAAGAAGAATCGGAGGAAGAGTCAGACGAGCCTTTCGAAGCTTCAGCCAAATTTGCTGAAATTTTGGCCTCAATGCAAAAAGGCAAAAAGCAGAAGCGTGGTTAAGAGCTAAAGAGAAGTAATTCCCAATGCCCCGTGCCGGATGGTTTATCCGCCGGGGCATTTATTTTGTCTGTGGAGACCTGATTATGTCACAGACCGTAATCGAACCAATCGATTCTCTTGTATTAGCAGGCTTTCAGCAGAGATTTCAGCAAGTGTTTGGGTGCCCCTGCGTTTACATAAACCAAAACGATAAAACTAAGATCCTTGAGCGTGTTTTTGGTCAAGGGAAAGACATAACGTATCCATATGCGTGGTTTACGATCCAGTCCTTAAGTCCTAACTATGAGACCTATAACGCGCACCCTTTAGGTCGCCGTGGAATAACGTTGAACGTAGCCTCACAGACGACTATCAATACGGTTCGAATAATGCCTACTGTTTTTGATATTGAGGTCAATTACGTAACGAATAAAGCAGAATCGGTAGGTCAGGGGTCAGTACTGGCATTCGCCCGTCGTTGGTTGTTAGCTCGTAGGTTTGGCTATTTGAAATACACAACTAAATATGGGAATATGCAATTTGGTATTCACGTGACCTTGGATGAGCAGGTGCCGTTCCCTCAACGAGAGAACATCACTGAAGCCGAAACGAAATACGATGTGGTGCTTCACGCTCAAATAAAAGGATATACTTCAGAGCCAGTACTTGGTACCCAGGGAAAAATTAATAAGATTAACCTGAATACTGGAATCAAGTTACCAAACGGTCAGGTTATATCGACTACTGGCGGCCGTGTGATTTCAACGCAGACCTTCAATTTCGATTGATGAATTTTATGATATAGAAACAACAAGGAGTTAGTAATGACTCAGATTGTTAGAAACGTTGGCTTCGTGGCTTTAACCGTAAAGGTCATCAAAGCTGACGGAACAAAAGGCTCCTTCCGGTTAATGCCTAGAAATAAAGGAGTTCCCCTTCGTGATAACGAACGGGTAGATCCTTATTGGATGGCTATGGAGGGTCAAGATATTAGGATATTTGACGTCCCCGATAATGTGCCCGCGAGCATGGCCCAAAGCTCGCAAGAGGTAAAGGCCGCATCCAACAAAGTAAAGGAGGCCTAATATGAGCAGTGTATCGCCGCTGCAAGGGTCAAAGGTAATAGTCAACGAAATTAACTTGTCACAGGTTATCGTAAGTACGTCGTCATCGGTAGCCGCTCAGGTAATCGTTTCCGCGCAAGGTTCTCCCTTCCCGCAAAACTTCACGAATGGAACGGACTTCCTGAATTCCTATGGAAATCCTAACGCGTCGATTTCGTTTGACCAATACTGTGCCCTTGATTACTTTAGGGAAGGTAATAACCTCTGGTCTATAAGAGCTTTGGCCTCTGACGGTAGTCCGTTATACGCTGGTGTATGTATGTACACTGACGGTACCTTAACGTATTTGAATCCAATCGCTGCTGGGGTGTCAGATCCTACGACACCTAATTGGCCGTCGCTAGTTCCATCTGGAAATTATACTCCCCTAGCTTTGTTCTATCCGTTGCAAGGTCCGGGGTCCTTCGGAGATAATTTTGCAATCGGTATTACATCTGCAAATATCACGACACCTGCTTGGGGTACTACACCGATAACGTCTTCGTCTACTGGTGGACAGTTACCGGCAGCCACTTATCAATATCAAGTATCTGCATTTAACAGTGTTGGTGAAACGTTAGTCTCTAATCCAGTACAAATTGTTATTGCTAACTCGTCGGTATCGAATTCAGTCACATTGAGTTGGCAAGCAGTCTCTGGAGCGCAAGGTTATTATGTATACGGACGCACTGGTGCACAGGTATTTCTGATAGCACAAGTCGGTGCCGGAACGCTGACCTTTACGGATACTGGAGTAATAACTCAGGCTACAAGTCCGAATCCAAACCAAAAGCCTATCACAAGCGTTAGTAACGTGAAGACAAGTCCCTTCTTCACTATCAATGTTTATGATACGACAAAGAGTTTGACCTATGCTATAGAATCATTCCAGTGCTCTTTCACTGAGAATACAAGTAGCTCAGGTATGGAAACGGAGCTGATGCAAGCCATCAATCCGTTCTCTTCGAATATTCAAGTAACATCGAATATCCCGAATCTGTTTGCTGCGCCTTCGGTAGCTACAACGGTTCAACCTACGTCAATGGCTGGCGGTAATTCAGGTAATCCACCACAGGATTCTGATATTATTAAAGCCTGGCAGACATTCTTGAACAAGCAGTTGTATCCAATCAATATCTGCATCAACGGTGGCCACAGCGATCCTGCTATCCAACAGGCAATGGATACGTTGGTTCAAACCCGCGGTGATGCGATTGCAGTTTTAGATACTCCGTCGAATTCACAGAAATACCAGCAAGCTATCAACTATCGTAACTTACAGTTGAATCTGAACTCGACTTATTCTGCCTTGTTCTGTCCCGATGTATTGGAACCGGATACTTACAATGGTAAGCAATTGTATGTGCCATTCAGTGGTTGGGCTGCGGCATTGTGTGCGCGTACTGATCGAGTGGCGAATCCGTCGTTCTCCATAGCAGGTCTGAACCGAGGATTAG